TGATCGTAATAAAATTGCTAAATTATATAAGGAGGCGGGATAATGACTAATGATTCATGGACTAAGATTATCCTAATGCTTACAGCATCTGTGGCTATTTTTGGATTATTTGGTTGGTATACGTATTACACGTGGTCTGACTGTTTGGAAGAAAACAGTTTTATCACTTGTGCAAGAATGTTGTACTAAATAATTCATTTTTACTATGTACTTTGGTATAGAATCAGTTTATACTAGATATATAAGGTAAAAAAGGAGATACCAAATGAAAGTCCAACTTTTTAGAATCATCTTTCAACATTTCGACAAGTGGGATCAACCATGTCAGGTTACACTACACGGAAAATCTGTGGAAGAAGCTAAAGAAAATGCTTACGCTTGGTCTCTTAAAAATGGTGATGGTGACTTTTCCATCGTAAACTTACAAAGGGTTTTATAATATGTGGATTTTGGTTGTACTAAATGGAATATTTGGATCCGATGAAGTCAAGATGACTTATTATGATCTATACCAAACTGAACAGCAATGTAGCATTAATGCTGCTGTACTTGAAGCTAGCTTTGCACAGAATGAGAAAGCTGTGTGCATAAATAATGGGTGATAACATGTGGGCAATTGAAGCAAAAAACTTTGGCGAAGAAAAAGACTACTTTTATATGTCAGGTTTGACTGAAAAGCAAGCGCGTCGCAAGCATGCACAAATGTCAAATAGTGGCAAATGGGCTATGTGTCGCAGTTGGGATCTTGTTGCTGAGTGGGACCGCCAGGAATCTAATCGTCGAATTGAAGAATTCTTTGCTGAGATGGAAGATGGAATTGGAGAAGGACAATGTTTGTAGTTAAAAATAATAAGGGCGAGGTTGTCGCCCTTTGTACTAAATTGGAAGATGCTATTGGTATTGCTAAAACTAAATTGGATAAAGATGGTCCTTATAAAGTAGAGAAACAATGACGCCTATTGAAATTGCTGAATATCGACAACGCTGGATGAGTAAAGAAAATTATCCAGTCAAAATTCATAGTGATCTTCGTAGCAGAGCTAAAGACTATTGTAAAGTACAAATGCTTAAGCACCAATGGCATCACGTGAAGTTCACTAACGTTTACGAAGACACGTTCTATTTTGAACATGCTCAAGACCAAAGAGCCTTTGCGCATCATTTCAAAGATTGGTTACAATAATCATTTTTACTATGTACATCGATATAGAATCAGTTTATATTGATTATATCAAATGGAGAAAAATATGGCTTATGTAACTTATAAAAATCGCACATCCCTAGACTATCGCTTTACAGTAGAGTCTCTTGACGACCCAGCAATTGCTGAGCTTAAAGCATTGCTTGTAGAACGTAATGGCTACATTACTCGGGCCCGTAAAATGTATGGCTTGACAAGCTATTATGGTAGCAAACCGACACAAGGTCTTCGTATCCGTCCCCGTGGTCCTCGCAAAAATGCTTGGGCTTACGATACACCTATCGAAAATGCAACTCACTTCGACGTTTATATTCGGGAGTATAACTAATGAACATGGAAATCCTTTCTCAATTAGAAAAACTAACACTTAACAAAGCTAAAACCTTGGCAATTTCTATGATTGACCGGAAAAAAACTTCAAAAATCAAAGTTGTTCGTCTTGAGCGGGATATTACAAATGCTCCAACACCGACAGAAGTTTCACGGATTATGTGGAATGTACTCTTAGGCGGGGAAGGCTTGAGCACAACAGACTCACAATGGAACTCTTTTTATAGGAATATATGATGACTGACTCAGATCCAAAAATACTAACCTTTGAAATTACGGAAGGCACATACAAAGGCCAAACTGTACAATACCGTAAAACACCTTGGATCCCTGCATCCCAAGTTCCAACAAAGCCAGAAGAGATTGAAAAGTTGGCTGAATTATTTGGAACCTCAGGTGTTTATCAGGTTGCTTTGACGGAAGACCTTGAAGATATTGGCGACAACCTCGTCCATGAAAGGATTGGTTATACTGGTAAATCTACTAATGTTGTTGGTCGTACATATGTAATTCGTATGCCATCAGGCGATCATGGTGCATCTCGGTATATCCGACAAAATAATCTAAGCCGTGAAACAGATGTTAAGATTAGATACCTTTACACTGACGACCAATCAGTGCTTGAGCGTGGTTTGCACAACATGACTAAGGCTTTACATGGTTATGATTTCCAATGGCGTGACGCTTCTGGAGGGACTGACGGAGTCTATTCACAAGTTCTAGATTTATCTGAGAAACATTTGACAACCGAGCAAATTCTTGATATGATACCAGAGTTAAAGAAAATGGCTATCAAAAAGAATCAACAAGAATTTATGGATAAAATCAGAGAAGTATGATGAATAAACTATACACACTTACATTTCCGCTTAATGATAAAGAGCTCGATTTTATTGAAACAATGTCAAAAGAAATCTATGCTTGCCCTGTTCGCAGCCGCGGCCGAGATTTTGCTACTATAAAGAAATCTGTTAAAAATGGAATAATTCTTGAGTTTGCTTTAGAACGATTAGGTGCTCAAAAAAATCCAGCTACTTTTGATGTAACTAACCGAGAGTCATATGCTTGGGACAAACTATGGAATGGTAAAAAAACAGAAATTAAACGAAAGAAATTTTTGCACAACGACAGCACTGCATATTATTCATGGGATAAGCCAGAATATGTCAAAACATTTTTAAATAATCTTGATATTGTAGAACAACTCATTGTAGGTGACTACATTGAGCTTGAAGAAAATTATTATAGAGTTGAATGGATGCTTGAAACTAAAGTAGACAGAAATTTTAAGAAGTATATTCACAAATCTATGTACAATAAAGGACAATTGTATTATAATCATAAACAAGATCCTAATTGCAATTATTTGAGAGAATATGCTTAATGAAATATGATAAAAATAAACCACAACTTTGCTTAATCCCACCAGAAGCTCTCATTGAGATCGCTGAAATCTTTGGTTTCGGCGCAGCAAAGTATGGAATGAATAACTGGCGTGATGATGGTGGTAACACAGAATTTTCCCGTACCTATTCATCTGTTCAACGTCACCTTAATGCTTTCTGGATGGGTGAAGATGACGATCCTGAGTCCGGTAAAAGCCATTTGGCTCATGCCATTACTCAGCTTATTATTCTTCGCATCCACCAACTTGAACATCCTGAGATGGACGATCGTTATAAAAAGGAAGATAAGTAATGTATTTACCAAGCGTAAAAGATATTCGTGAGCATTTCATTAACGAACTTAAAGATGAAGCATATACAATCGATAAAACCGGTCAAAAGACTATTGAACTTATTGGTGCATCATTCCTTGCTGACGAACCGGCTATTTTTGGTACAGTCAATCAAGCTTATGTTGACGCAGAGATTGCTTGGTATGAGTCGCAATCTACCAATATTAATGATATCTATCATGGTGAAAAAGAACCGCCTGCCGCCTGGAAATACACAGCAAATAAGCATGGTGAGATTAATTCAAATTATGGTTATCTAATTTTTAGTGACGAAATGGGTAATCAATATTCTAATGTACTAGACGAATTACTGGAGAACCCCGATGGCAGACGTGCTAGTTGTATTTACAATCGTCCTTCTATTTGGAATGATTTTAAAACTAATGGTAAAAATGATTTCATCTGCACCAATTCTGTCACTTACTATATTCGTGACGGCCTTTTACATTCTGTTGTTCAAATGAGATCTAACGACGTTATATATGGTTACAAAAATGATTATGCATGGCAACGATATGTAATGGAAAAACTATGCTGGGATTATACTAACCTTGACAGATATGACCAAGGTCGAGTAATTGAACCCGGAATGATGATGTGGCAAGTACAAAACTTGCACGTATATGAGAGACATTTTGATTTGGTAAAATGATGTCAGAAACAGGCAAGCTCATAATGATCTCAGATATAATTGAGACTCGATTACGTAAAGAAAAAGAATTAGAATATTATCAAAAGCAACTAGAAAAAATTAATCAAAAAATGTTTTTTCTTAAGAAAGATCTAGAGATTACAAATCTAATTATCGATATGATTGAGAAAGAAAAGGTAGTAGATTTAAAAGAACAAATGGAAACAAAACTGTTAGGAAACAACGATGAGTAAAGAACAAATTTTAAGAGCCTTGCATGCTGGAATTGTACAAGTGACATTTACAAAAAAAGATGGTACTGAACGTGTAATGGAATGTACTCTTATGGACGATCTAATTCCACAGCCAGAGCTTCCTCTTGAGGAAAGTAAAAAAGATAAAAAGGTTAATCCTGACGTTCAAGCTGTATGGGATGTTGAAAAAGAAGGCTGGCGCTCTTTTCGTTGGGACTCTATTACGATGTGGGTGGCTGGAAAATAATCATAAATATCCCTTTATAGTATGGAGTATTTAATTTGGTAGTAACTAATAATGATGTGGCTGCGCTTAATACATTAATGCGCACGAGCTCAGGCGACGAAGCACCTGTCCCAACGCGCAAACTTAGAAATAATATCGAAAACGTAGAAATTTTCCACAGCACACGTAAAACAGAAATTACGTTGTGCATTCTTGGTATGTGGACTATTGATATGCCACCTTACGGGTTAGCTCGCCTTATTGGTATTACTAGAGCGGCTGGTTATAAAACAAATGTTTATGATTTCAATGTTGAAACCTATAACTATATGAAAGTATCAAGTGAGCATTTAAACAAAGCTTGGGAAAATGCTAACTACTGGATGTGGGAAGGTCAGCGTTTTTACGATATTATTTTCCCAGAATACAAAGATTATTTGGATGATTATGTCGAAAGATTAATTGACGATAATCCAGATATTATCGGATTTAGTTATTACATATCTAATGCTGCAGCCACTGACTATGTTGGTAAAGCAATTAAAGAAAAGCGTCCAGATATTACAATTATTCTTGGTGGACCAGAATGTCACGGTGAAAGATTTAGCCCACCTGAATATTGTGACTTTTATTTTGTTGGAGAGTCGGAAGGTAATATCCTAGACTTTTTGGAAAACTATGAAAATGAAAAACTACCAGAGCAAAAGCGTATTGGTACTCTGTTTGGCCAAAAACGAATTAACCTCGATACTCTTCCATTCCCAGATTACACTGATTTTCCATTAGAATATTACAAATCCAAAGGTGCAGTAACAACTGAGTTTAGCCGAGGCTGTGTTGCCCGCTGTGCTTATTGTACAGAAGTTTATTTTTGGAAATTTAGAGATCGTGATGCCGAGTCAACTGTTGACGAATTAGAACATATGTACCACAAATACGGAGTGCGATGGATCCTATTTGCTGACAGTTTAATGAATGGCAATATGAAAGAATTCAGACGCTTTGTGGAATTGCTAGCAGAAAGAAAACTAGAACATCTTAAATGGTTTGGATACGCCCGTGCCGATGGTCGCATGGACGACGATTTTTATAGACTTATGAAAGAGTCTGGCGGGCAAGGTTTTAATTATGGATTTGAAACTGGTAGTGATAAAGTTTTAAAGGGCGTAAATAAGAAAAATACTGTTGCAGAAATTAATGCTAATATTGAATCATCATATAAACACGGTCTTGCCGTTAACGCTTGTTGGGTTATTGGTGCACCTGAGGAAGATATTGAAGCATGGGCCCATAGTCTTAATCTTGTGTGGAATTATAAACATGCCATTCTTAGTATTTCTCCTGGCATTGGTCTTGGAGACAGCCGCGGATCACTCTATGATGACAGAGTAAAATACAATATTTCGGATCGAGCTGTAAATTGGCAAGGTAAGTGGTGGACCTTGGATATGCAAAACACCGCAATTAATCGCTTTATACGAACAAAAATGATGCATATGTGGATCCACTATTGTAATGCAAATGATAAAAACCAAGTTATAAACAATTGGTTACTTGCTGATGATATGAGTAAGCATTATACGGTCCAGTACAACTCAGATTTTAACAATAAAAATGCACCATATGAATTTGATTTTGATTATAACATTATTAAATCAGGTTTAAGTGATTTTGCTGATACATTAATGAATGAAATCTTTGCGATGCTTAGGTTGATGTGGAGAGCAAGAGGTGCGCAAGAAGTTAAAATTACGTTTAATCCCGAATTAGATAATGTAGATTTTGAAAACGCCGTGGCTGGAACTAATATGGAATGGCATGCTGACATTGATTTCAAAATTGACTCCAACGGTGTATGGCAAGCTAATAACAAATACAAATTTGTTGATAACGAAAAAAGACGTTGCTTAACTGGTAGAGCAAATGAAAATGGTGAATATGAATATACTGATCGCGATGAAAGCTTTGAATATGAATATATTGGAAATGGTAAATGGGAATGATCTGGATTAGTAAATGGGACGAGCGCTTTATGAAAATGGCAGAAATGATTGCCACTTGGAGTAAAGATCCATCTAGTAAAATTGGTGCCGTTGCAGTTAATGACGAACATCGTATATTGGCTACAGGTTATAATGGCTTTCCTCGAGGTATTGAGGATAGTGAAGAGCGCCTTTATGATCGTGATGAAAAATATCCTCGTATAGTTCATGCGGAAATGAACGTTCTTATGAATGCTCTTTATAATGGAGTTTCTCTAAAAGGTGCTACTCTTTATGTTTGGGGTTTGCCTATTTGTCCAGATTGTACAAAAAGTGTTATTCAGTGTGGCATTAAAAGAGTAGTGTTGCCATATCCTATTGAGGTTGGCGGCAGATGGAAACAAGTTTGGGAAGAACGCTCTATCCCAATGTTTAAAGAGGCCGGAATTGAAATCGCCTACATTGACTGATATTTACTTTAAGGTAAAGAAAGATGATCCAAATAGGAGGGAAAACGATTTTTATCCAACCCCTCCTTTGGCGACATACGTATTATGTAAATATGTTAAACCTCCAACGTATTTAATTGAGCCTTGTGCTGGCCGTGGTAATATTTCCGTTGAATTAGAACGTAATGGCCATAGAGTTGCCAGTTATGATTTAAATGAGTACGATAATCCTCTAACGGAAATCAAAACCGGTGTTGATGCATTAGAACTAAAAACGTCAAAGATGTTTACCGGGATTGTAACTAATCCACCATATCACAAAAATCTTCCGCATAAATTAGCTGAAAAATTTATAGAAGAATATGATTACGTAGCCATGTTTTTGCGCCTTACATTTTTAGAGGGCAAAAAACGAAAAAAGTTGTTTACAAAATACAAACCTTGTGATATAATATTCTTATCAGATCGAGTAAGATTTGCTGAAGGCCACATTGAACCTATTGAATTGAAAGATCAAGTAGGTGGGATGATGGCTTATATGTGGATTGTATGGAGAAAAAATTCTGAACAAACAAACTTACACTGGGCCTCTCTTGAAGAAAATTATCCAGAATGGAGAGAACAGTATGAGAAAAATGCTAAATAGAGTCGTAGTTAATAAAATAGAGGAGTACCTTAATGGAACATCTAATTATTCCTACGCTTGGCCGATTGGACCGCCAGCGTACGTATAACAATTTACCCCAAAAATATAAAGATATCACTCAATTCGTGGTTCAAGATCACGAATATGATGCTATGAATGAACGTTATCCTGGCAAGGTTTTGCGTCTGCCAAAAGAAATTAAAAAGCTATCTCCAACACGCCAATGGATTTGGGATGAGTTTTATGGAACTCGCCATATGGTTTTAGACGATGACTTTGATCATTTTAAAAATAAAACACCAGCCGAGTTTATGCCTGAGGTTAAAGTTGAAACCAAATGGATCTCAACTAATATGACTGACGAAGAATTTGACGACGCCTTTGATACTTTCAATCGCTGGTGTGATGAGGAAGGTATTTACCACGGTGGATTTTCTACATCATGGACTGTACCTGACGCCCGCTGGTGGCCGCATCAAGATAATGTTCGTATTGCAACGAACTGTTATTTTGATTCTAAAAATCTTCCACGTAATATTATCTGGGATCGTCTTGAAACATCCCAAGACTTTGACGCCAACCTACAGCTTTTAACTCAAGGTTTTCCAAACCGTGTTAATACTAAGTACCGTGTAACTGTCGGTGGTACTAATATTAAAGGTGGTTGCTCAACATATCGTACCACTGAAACAATGACACGAGTTCACAAACAACTTGCCGAGCTATATCCAGACTTTGTATCTTTAAAAGTTAAAAAGCCAAAGTCGGGTCCATTGCAAGGACAGGAATATATTGCTTGTCATATTCAATGGCGTAAGGCTTACGAAGAATCAAAACGTAAGCGCGAGCAAGTTACTGTGGAGGATTTCTTCGCATGAAAGTAATGGTGACGGGTGCTGCTGGTTTTATTGGCTTTCACGTAGTCAATAAGCTAGTAGACGAAGGTTATGATGTTTGTGGTATTGATAGTTATAATGCTTATTATGACCCAAACCTCAAAGTTGAAAGAAATAAACGTTTACCTATCGAGGTTGACGTCGTAGATTTAAAAGATAAAGAAGAACTTAAAATCCATATGGTGCGTGAAAAGCCAGATGCTATTATTCATTTGGCTGCCTATGCTGGTGTCCGCTCGTCATTAGAGTTTCCACATGTTTATATTGATAATAACATCTATGGTACTCAAAACTTAATTGACGTTGCTGAAGAACTTGGGATTGAAAATGCTCTTTATGCTTCAACATCGAGCGTAATGTCTGGCCAACCAATTCCATTTACTGAAACCAATCCTGGTCCGGCGAAACATCCATACGCTATGACTAAGATTGCTAATGAATCACAATTTAATTATTCTAAAATTGCAAAAACAATTGGCTTGAGGTTCTTTACCGTATATGGACCTTGGGGTCGTCCTGATATGGCTTTATTTACATTTACTGACAAAATTATAAAAGGTGAACCAATTGATGTTTATAACCATGGAAACATGACTCGTGATTTTACTTACGTTGACGATATTGTTAGCGGAATTATGATTCTTTTGAAAGAATGCATAAATAATGATGTACAAATCTTAAATGATGTATATAATATTGGATATGGTGATAGAGTTCCTCTTATCCACTTTATTGAACAGATTGAGAATAATTTAGGCAGAGAAGCAAAGAAAAATTATATGGAAATGCATCCTGCCGATGCTGTAGATACTTGGTCTGACACATCTAAATTGCGAGCACTTGGATATAAGCCAACAACACCTATTGAAGATGGTGTTTATGAATTTATCCAGTGGTATAAACATTATTATGGAGTTAATTGATGGAATTTAGAAAAGCAGACATTGCTATCGTAGGACACGGTTTTGTTGGAAAAGCTGTTGATTACGTATTTAATAACGATGTAGCATACAAAACAATCATAGATCCAAAACTAGGAAACAGTGTAAAAGATCTCGGCAATAATACTATTGCTGATGTTGGATCTTATGACGCTATATTTGTTTGTGTGCCCACACCTATGGGCGAAGATGGCGAAATTAATTCTGACATTTTGGTTGAAGTTGTTAATGAAGTTAAACAATTTACTGACGGTTTAATTATTATCAAGTCAACTGTAACGCCGGAAATTATTAGTAGTCTTGCGGGGCCTGGAGTAGTTTATAATCCAGAGTTTTTAAGGGAAGCAACAGCAGTTGCAGATATTCTCACACCTTCGATGCATATTTTTGGTGGGAGTCGAGAAGATACTGATCTAGCAGCTGCACTATTTGAAGAATATAGTTTATGCAAAGCTGCGCCGGTTTATCACATGACAATGGCTGACGCATCATTTGTTAAATATGGAATCAATACTTTCCTTGCATCAAAAGTTCTTTGGTTCAATCAATTTTATGATGTAGTTAAAAATAATGGTGGAAATTATGGACAAATCGCAAGAGCTATTAGCACTGACCCTCGCATTGGTTATAGTCATATTATGGTACCTGGCCCTGACGGGAAACGTGGATTTGGTGGAGCTTGTTTTCCAAAAGATACTGCCGCCTTCCTAAAGTTTGCAGGCGAGTTTAGTGTATTGGAAGAAGTTATTAATAGAAACAATGAATACCGTAAAGTTTACGAAAAAGATGATCGTGAAAAAGAACAAAATATTCATTATGGTTAATTGGAGTTAGTATGTATTCACACGCAAGTATCGTACCTCTAATTGGTGGTGAAACAATTGGCGCAACACGTGCGCACGGCCAAGAGCCAGATTATTTCCTATCATACAAAGCATTTGAGGCTAACGATAGTCATATTAGAAATTATTATCCAAATGTACCATACTACGTATTAGATGAGGGTGGAAAGGCACCACATAAGGTTGATGTAATCCACACGGTATGTCCATGCGCGGGTCTGAGTACACTCTCTGCGGGGTTTGGTGACCACAATGAGAACAACAAATGGATGATTGAAACTGCTAACTACGTATTAGGAGAGTTAAAGCCAAAAGTTTTCTGGGGCGAAAATGCTCCAGGATTCGCGGGTAAGATTGGTAAAAATGTTAGAGAGCAATTAAGAAAAATTGGTAAAGATAATGGCTATACAATGTCAGTTTACCGAACACGAACTCTATTGCATGGAATGCCTCAAGTAAGAGAGCGTTCATTTTATTTCTTTTGGCATGACACCAAAGTTCCATTAATGGAATATTATAACAGGCCATTTACACCCATCGAGGATTTGATTACTGGAGTTAAATCAAACTTTCAAACTGAAGTTATTAATAATAAAAAGCCAACTGACAACCCTTATTACAAATATATCCTTGAAGAACTAGAAGGTGGTATTACTCATAAAGAGTTTGCAGCTATGGTAGATCCAGAAACTGTACGCAACTCGACTGTTTTAACTTATATTGAACGTCGTAAAGGTTATCTTGAAGTTGCTGATTGGATGGAAAAGCATGGATATGATCGTGAGGTAGAAAAATGTAAATATCGCCACGAAAAACTCAAAGCGGGTGGTTCAATTATGAGACGAACAACTATTGTTCCTCGTAATTATATTGGAGCATTTGTTGGTCATTATCCATCTTGTCTTGCGCATCCTATTGAAGATCGTTATATTAATTATCGCGAAGCTATGTCTATTATGGGATTGCCCGAGGACTTTGAGTTATTAGATCCAAAAAAGAATACAAACCATATTTGCCAAAATGTTCCAGTTCAAACTGCGACCGATATGGCTACTGAAGTTGTGGCTTATCTTAATGGTGAAAGAAAAATGGTTGACACGGATTATATTTTGCAGTATAATCATCAACAAAGGGCGGAATACGTCGAAAAGCAAAATACGTTGGAGGCGTTTATTTAATGCAGCAAAATAATGTATCTATTGAAGAATTAAGAAAACATTCTATATTTGTAGGCTCACCAATGTATGGTGGTCAATGTGCTGGATCATATTCTAAATCTTGTACTGATTTGGCTATGATTTGTACTGCTAACGGAATTAGTCTAAGATTCTATTATCTCTTTAATGAAAGTCTTGTTCAAAGAGCTCGTAACTATGTAGTTGATGAGTTTTTGAGATCTGACTGTACTCATCTAATGTTTATTGACTCTGATATTGGTTTTAATGCTCGTGATGTTCTATCTTTGCTCGCATTACAAATTACTGATCCAGAAAAATACAATATCGTTACTGGCCCTTATCCTAAGAAAACTATTGCTTGGGAAAAAATTCAAAAAGCTTCGAAGCTAGGATTAGCCGACGAAAATCCATTTGAATTGGAAAAGTACACCGGTGACTATGTATTTAATCCAGTACAAAAAGGGGGCAGCTTCCAACTGGGTGAGCCACTAGAAATTAGTGAAGGCGGCACAGGATTTATGCTTATTCCACGAGAAACATTTACTAAATATGCTGCAGCATATCCTGAATTGAGCTATCTACCAGATCATGCTCGTACAGAGCAGTTTGATGGCTCAAGAGAAATTACAGCTTATTTTGATTGTATGATCGATCCAAATACTAAACGTTATCTGTCAGAGGATTACTTCTTTTGTCGTAAAGCTGCAGCTATTGGTTTACGTACTTGGATGTGTCCTTGGATGCAATTACATCATATTGGTACATATATCTTTAAAGGCAACATGGGATCTATCGGTCAGCTAGGTGTTTCAGCAACCGCCGATTCCACAAGTAATGCTAAACATTATAAAAAGCAAGCAGCACAAGCAGCACCTCAACAACCAGTAAAACAAGCCAATAGGGCTGAAAGGCGCCGCGCTGAAAAACTAGCAAAGAAAAATGGTTGACAGTATACCTAAATCGTGATAGAATTAAAATGTAATGAAACAAGGAGTTCCTATATTATGCAATTTTCTGAACAAGCTCTTACAGTTCTAAAGAGCTTCTCTACTATTAACAAATCCATTTTAATGAAACCGGGTAACGTTCTCAAAACAATTACTCCTGAGAAAACGCTCGTTGCTCAAGCTACAATCCCAGACCAAATTCCTTCGGGTGCATGTATCTATGATTTGTCAAGATTTTTATCAATTTTGTCACTTCATAACCAACCAGACGTCGAGTTTCACGATAAATACTTCGTGATCAGTGAAGGCAAGCGACGCACAAAGTATGCCTTTGCAGATGTTTCCATGATACACACCGCGCCTGATAAGGAAATTACAATTCCTGCAGCAGACGTTGTTGTCAACGTCACATGGGAAGATTTGCAGTCGGTGCTTAAAGCCGCCGGCGTTCTTCAGTTTACTGAAGTTGCATTTGTTGGTCAAGAAGGAAAAGTCTATCTCAAGGCTGTTGATACTAGTTCAGCCAATGCTGATGACTATGGGATTGAGATTGGCGAAACTGCTGACGAGTTTACGATTGTTATTAAAACAGACAATCTTAAACTTCTTCCGCAGAATTATCAGGTTACTCTTTGCGCAAAGGGTATCTCTGAATTTAAAGGAGAAAGTGCAACATATTTTGTTGCAATTGATACAAAGTCGACTTATCAGAAAGGATAAAAAAGATGAATGAACAAGTAGAAGACGCACAGGTTGTTGGCGAACAGCAACAACAAGAACCGGTACAGTTGTCTATGCAAGATATTGCTACATTCGTGCAAATCATTGATTTAGCGTCTCGCCGTGGTGCTTTTGAAGGCCGCGAAATGGCAGGAGTAGGTGTTCTCCGTAACAAAACGGAAATGTTCCTACGTCAACAAGCTCAAATGCAAGGTCAGCAACCACCACAAGGACGTATGCCTGAGGCACCAGCTGATGTTCCAAATGGACCTATGGCCGATAAGGTAGTACAATAATGGTGGGGGCTAATAGCCCCTTCCTTTTCTTTTATATTATGATTATGGTGAATGAATGCTTAATGCAAAACAAAATGAAGTGCTCTGGGTTGAGCGCTATCGCCCGCAGGTAATTGCGGATACTATTCTTCCCGAAAAAACTAAATCAATGTTTAAAAAGTTTGTTGCGGACAATAATGTTCCCAACCTATTATTGACTGGTGGTCCAGGTGTTGGTAAAACTACCATCGCAAAAGCTATGCTTGAAGAACTAGACTGCGATTATAAAATCATGAATGGCTCGTTGAATGTTAATATCGATGCTATTCGTTATGACATTTCTACATACGCATCGGCAGTATCTCTGCAAGGTGGTCGTAAATATGTAATCTTTGACGAAGCTGATTATCTTAATGCAGCTAATGTTCAACCAGCTCTCCGCAATTTTATTGAAGAATACTCTTCTAATTGTGGATTTATTTTTACTTGTAACTTTAAAAATCGTATTATTGCACCTCTTCGTTCCCGTCTATCTGAAGTTGATTTTACAATTGAAACATCAGATCGACCTAAACTTGCAATGCAGTTTATGAAACGAGTGCAAGGAATTCTTGAACAAGAGCAAGTTGAATATGACCAAGCTGTCGTTGCTAAAGTTATCCAAAAACACTTCCCAGATTTCCGTCGTGTATTGACAGAATTACAATCTTATTCAGCATCCGGTAAAATTGATGAAGGTATCTTTGTTAACCTCAAACAAGAGTCGATGGATGAACTCTTTCGTTTGCTTAAGGAAAAGAATTTTACTGACATGCGCAAATGGGTTGCAAAGAACTCAGATCAAGACATGAATGAAATGTTCCGTCGTATCTATGATATGGCTACAGATAAAGTTGAGATGAGATCTATGCCGGGTTTTGTCGTGACTCTTGCTGACTATATGTATAAAGCAAACTTTGTTGCAGATCTTGAGATAAATATGGTTGCGTTCCTCACGGAAGTCATGATCGAAACGAGCTTTAAATGACAGACATTGCACCAATAGCGCCAATACAAGTTGTAAGTAGTTATGTGGAAAACTATAACAACGGTAAATATGATATTACTTCATCTGTAAAACACATAAATGATAATGGCGCGACAAGAATACAAAGCGTAGATATTATTCGTTACGATGGCCACGGTAATCTTATAAGACAAACCCCTCCGCCTAAAGTGGATATTAGCACATGAGCGAGTGGATGAAAAAACTGATAGGTATGCATACCTGTTGGAATTGTGAAAGTTATATTGATAAAAAAAGTATTTACAAAGTAACGGTTGATACGCTTGAAGGTCCATTGAATTTAACTATGTGCCAAAAGTGTGCTGAAAGCTTTGACGAAATGTTAAAAGAGTTGGAGGAAGCCATTGAAGAAAGAAATAAGTCCTTTTGATTTTATGAATGCAGTCTCCTTGACAAAGGAAGATCTCATTGGCAACAGTGACAATCCGGATATGACTGAAAAAGAATATAATGCTTATATTATAAATCGAGGATTTGCCAACTTTCAAGATACAATTCTTCATGCCAATGAAATGAATCAACGAGCTAATTTATTTGACCGAGCTCAATTTGATTATTATCGTGGTTCACTGCGCAAGCGTAAACGCTTTTCTAAATGGCCTAAGGCAGACAAGAATAATGACTTGGACGCTATTCAACAAGTATACAAATGTAATCGCACAATAGCTAAATTATATCTAAAAGCATTGTCACCTGACGATTTAAAAACCGTACATGAACGATTGTATACCGGGGGAATGGGTAAATAATAAATAAACCAGATGGTCATGGTGACGCATCAGCATATAACTATAATAAAAAAGGTGCTGTGTAATAATGCAAGATGAGAATATTTTTAAAGGTGTCGGTGTAGAGATTTCATTACCATCGGCCGATAGCTTTTTAAAGGTTAAAGAAACTTTAACGCGTATTGGTATTTCGTCGCGTAAAGAAAGAAAGCTTTATCAGTCGTGTCATATTCTACACAAACAAGGACGCTATGCAATTCTACATTTTAAAGAGTTGTTTATCCTTGACGGAAAGAATGATACATTTAGTGACGAAGATAAAGCACGTAGAAATACAATTGTTAACTTATTAGAAGAATGGGATTTATTGAAAGTGGTAGAGAACGAAAAATCGCAAGATCCAGTTGCACCACTTAATCAAATTAAAATATTATCTCATAAAGAAAAAGACAACTGGATATTGGAAGCAAAATATAATATTGGGAAAAAATAATGATTAATGTGAAAGCCTCCATTAAAAATGGAGAACGTTTGAAATCTTATAATGCTTGGAATAAAGAAATGCCAGTCGTGGTAAAAGGTGTGGGAGGTAACGTTGATTCATTTCAGCTGCCTCCTATGGTTCGCGTAGCTATCCCGGTAGATCAAACTATTAATGGACCTGCATACATTTATATAGATCAAGAAGCGGCCGTTAAAAAAGGTTTAGCTTTGGTAACTGGCGTACAAATTGTTAATGAAGCTTCTTCCACTGACGAGCTTTATATTAAAAACATATCAGATAGCTTAGTTACTATTTCTAACGGTGACGTTTTAGCACAGGTATAAATTGGAGGTTTCATTACATTAACGTAAGGAAACAACCATGTTCAAGAAATTAGTACTACTAACTACACTACTGTTCCCTGCTACAGTTATAGCACAGGAAGATACGTCAAAGCAATTTTACACAATGAATGGTTGTGACCGCTGGGATAAAGTTGCGACTAAAATGGCTAAATACGAGGAAACTGTTTTAGCAACAGGGTCTATAGTTCAATTTCATGCATCAGGTCAGCCATTTGCTGGTCACATGCTTTTTCAGGTAAATCAAGATACTGGAACTTGGACACTTGTAAGTCTTTGGAATGACGGAACTGCCTGCGTTGTCGCTGTTGGAAAAGAATTCACACCTTTCAGTTTAAGTGAAAAAAATAAAGAAACATATTGACATTTGAAAAAAATGTATTATATATAGTAATAGGACGCCACAATGGGTCCTGTAAAACAATCTTGCTTAATTAAAAGGAGATAGCAAAATGAATACACGTACATTTACTACAGAAATGTTTAATGACCCTTTCTTCATCGGTTTCGATCGTATGGTAGACAGAATGAGAGCACAAACTCCAGGTCAAACAAATTACCCTCCCTATAATATTGTCAAAACGGATGAAAACCAGTATGAGCTGCAATTAGCAATTGCTGGGTTTACTCAGGACGATCTTGAGATCGAACTGAAGGAAGGCATCTTGTCTATTGAAGGTAGAAAAGAAGGCGAAGACGAAAAGAATTATATCCATAAAGGAATTTCAGCTCGCGCCTTCCGTCGTACATTTACATTAAATGACACAATTGTCGTAAATGGTGCAGATCTAACTGATGGTATTCTAACCGTTGAGTTAGAAAATATTATTCCAGAAGAAAAGAAACCACGTAAGATCTCAATTGGTCGTCGTGAACCTGAACTTCTAGTCGAATAAATAAAAACCTGGAGGGTGAAAGGCCCTCCATTCACACATAACACAGGAGAAATAAAATGTTTTCAACAGATTATCTAACAAACGTATGGATCGATGCGGTCCAAAATGCAAAAACAACTTGGGTTAATACTTGGGTTAAAGATGAAGCAATGAGTGCACCTTTGCACGCTTTCATCAAAGCACAAACAGAATTCACAAAAGAAGCTATGAAACAAACCAGCGCGTTTTCAAACGCAGCAGGTACTGCAATGGCGACTACAATTAAATCATGAGCGACGCAATGAGTAAAAACCCTTTTGAGATCCGATCTGAAATGTTACAACTTGCTAAAGATTATATGGATCAGCAATATTATATGAACAAAGAGTTTGCTGAAAAAATGTTTGAAGCAGGCAAAATGCAAATGGAAGAAATGCAAAAAGCCACAGAGATGTATAGTATGGAAGAATTGATGGAAAAAGCCAAGGAGATGTATAGCTTCGTATCAAAGAAAGACTAAAATGTTTTTTAAATGGCACGAAAAGAAATATGAACAAGTCCGAAAGTGGCTAGGATGGAGTCATTACCAAATGGCATGGCTCGGAGGACTAAAAGGTTTAATCTACGGATTAATTATAGGATATTTCATATTTTAGGAAGGAGCCTTCGGGCTCCTTTTTTAATGCAAGAATCCAAAGCCAGCATCTGACATATAGTCCCAGGTACCGCCGCCGCCGCCACCAAATATGTTGTTGACTGCAATATTAGGAGCTGGGGCAGCTTGATTTATAACAGTTGGGCCACCTTGGTTATATACAATTTGGCCGTCCGCAGTTCTTCTTAGGTTTGGCTGCATA